TATGCTAACCGTGGGGTTGGGTGCTGATTGTTTTCAACCATGTTGATAAACATGGTTTCATTGTGTAAAAATGGACTGGCTTCTAACATTTTTACAAATTTGTAATCTGCAACAACAATTTTACCAGTGTTGGAATTTTTCCAAGCACAGTTTGATGTATTGAACGCAATCAGCGGGCTGCCAAGCACTAGATGATTTACGATGTCAACAAATGCTTGCTCTCCTGCTCCGTACACCGCATAGTCAATATAAGGATGTTGTTGAAAAAATTTTTCGTTTACATTGACATCAATACTGGGGCCGCCGGCAATCACTGTTTGATGATGCAAACGATCTTTTATTCTACACAACTGATTGGTTAAATGTTCATGATTCCAAAGATAGTGACTGGTACAAAGTATGTCTACTTTGTTTTGTTTGATGTGTTGCAACAACTCTTCGTCACTGACTTCATTTTGTAAAGGTATTAGCCATTCTAATTTTTCAGCTGTGGCAGGATAAAGTAAATCAATATATGTTTTTAATTGAAGAGCAGTGGTGTAGATCCAACTACCATAGTCGCAATGATACAAAAGTATTTTGATTTTTTTGATTTTTTTGTTTTCTGAAGAAATGATACTTGGACTGCTCGACACAATGTGTTAATGTTTCTTTCGATAATCTTCTACGGCTGCTCGTATAGCATCTTCAGCAAGAATAGAACAATGAATCTTGACTGGTGGCAATGCGAGTTCCTGAGCAATCTCTGAATTTTTAAGAGCTGCGGCCTCGTCAAGCGTTCGTCCTTTAACCCACTCGGTAACAAGAGAGGATGAGGCAATGGCACTTCCGCATCCGTATGTTTTGAACCTGGCATCTACAATAATTCCATCTTGAACTTTGATTTGCAATTTCATCACATCACCACAGGCAGGTGCTCCCACCATGCCTGTACCAACTGTATCGTCAATTTCAAATTTGCCCACATTGCGTGGATTTTCGTAGTGATCAATTACTTTTTGTGAATAGGCCATGTGATATTCCTTCGCTGATTATAGCGTATTTACTAACGGATGTCAACAGGAATGGATTACTTGTTCATTCCGCGTTGCATGGCGGATTTGGCCGAAGCGGCCACAATGTCTTGTGCCTTGTTTACAGGCATTTGAGTCGGGCCGGGTTCGCCAGCACCTTTGTACATGATCACACTAGGATTTTGTGGATCAATGGGTTCCAACACCGAGTCCAGGGGACTCTGACTTACTACACTGACAATATTTTTTTGATTGATCGGAAAGCCCAAACTGCGAGCCGCATTTATAAATGCATCTGTGCTGATTTGCTTTTGTGCATTTTCATCATCTGCACGACCAGAAAGAAAGTTCACTAGACCCATTAGTTTGTTTGGATCTAGTGAACTTGAATTTTCGACTTCGTCGATTCTCATTATCTACGTGCTCGGCCCAATGCTGCTTTGGGAGGTTCGGTCCCTGTTTCAAGGTCTGCACCCATTTCAGCACCGATGTCTGCACCCATTTCAGCACCCATATCTGCCCCAAGTTCTTCTCCAGGTACAGGGGCAGGTGCGGTGCCAGGCATGCCACTGGCAGCCATGCTGGTGTCAAGTGGAGCAGGTTGACCGGTCACAACACCCAGTGCTGTTTCCAATTGCTGTTTGGCACCTTGGAGATTTTGCACAAGCCCTTGCAATGCCGCAGTGGCGTCACTATTGAACTGTGTGGCTTGTTCAATACCAATTTGATTGCGAATACTGTCTACCAAGGCAGGCAGTTCTTTGAATTGCATCTCTGTGGTGTCTTCCAACATTGATTGCATTTTGTCTACCATGTCTTGTGCAGCCAAAACAACTTGAGCTTGTTGTACTTCTGATTCTTTAAGAGTACGGAATGCATTACGCAAACGTGTTTCTGTTTTCATCAAGGCAGCGCCAGAAACCAATTTTTGTTCATCAGGAGTAAGATTTTGTCCTTTTGATGCCTTGGTCAATGCTGCCTTGAGTGCAGGGTCTTTTGTTGTGGCAATAGTTGCGGCTGCATTTTGTGCTGTATTTTGTTGTGCGCCAGGGGCAGTGGCAGGAACCATGTCTTCACTCACACGGTGTGCAAGTGCTTGTTCCATCATCACCAGTTTCAAATAAGCAGGGTTGCGCTCGCTGGTGTGACGGGTTGTGCTACGCTGATGTTCAGCAATCACACCACGCACACGTTTTAGCATGACCTGGGCTTCTCGCACTGTGAGACGGTTCACAGGCATTTTGGTACCAAAGTAACTTTCAAATACTTGAGATACTTGGCGGCTCTTTTTTGGTGTGGCCAGTTCGGTTAATTTCATTTGGCAAATCCTCTTAGTTGTAGATATTTAGCCGAATTTAAACATTTTTCGAGTTCTTGATTCAGCAGTGTAAGGTTCTCAATTTTGGGCGCAAGTTTGGTGCGCACCATTTCACGGAATTCAGGTCTGTCGCTACGGTCCGCTTGCCCGCGGCGGCAATGGATATCAGCAGTCAACGTTTGTTTTTTGTTGTCTAGTATGCGTATGTTTTGTGCCAGTCGGTACTGTTGCAAATGATCTGCCACACACCATGACATAGCAGTTTTTTTACTGCTGAATGTGCTCACAAGATCGTCGCTGTGATACACTGCAAAGCCTGTGGACTCAGGGCGCAAGTGATAGCGTCCAAATGCCACGTAGCCGCCATGTTCGTCATCAATGATCAGCTCTGTATACACACGTTTGAGTTCTCGTTCGGCAAAGCGTTCTAATTTTTGATCACGGGTCATAGTGTTTTAACGTAATGAGTGGCCAACCACCCCACAATGCCCAGTAACACACCAATGATACCTATGCCCCAGGCAATGATTTGATCGTTGCGTTTTTCGCCCATTCGGCGCACAATGCCATGCACTTCAGTGACCATGTGTTTTACTTCGCCGACTTCTTGTTCCACTGTTTCTATTTTGAGTTCCAGCATGCGGTAACGTTCTGCACACAGTTCAACGTGGGCTTCAAGGCTTTTCTTTTCAATATCTGTGGTATCAACCATGTTAGGTCTCCGTCGACTTATTTATGGAGGTAAACCAAATATTCTGATTGGCACCCTGTGCATGCAGTGTGGCTGTGACAACTTCTGATTCGTCTAGGCCTGTGACCATGGGCACACCTTCGCAGTCGCCCACAAGTCCTGCCAACTCGTCACTTCCAATATCACTACTGAGCACTCCTTCTGCTTCTACTTCAAATTCAAAATGCCAGCCGTCTTTGTGCTTGGTAGGCGGCACAACATTCATGGGTTGTGTTCGCAGGCTGACAATTTGTAGTAGGCTTTCCCAGTTGCGTTGCTGATTGCGACTGCGGTTCCATTGCTCAGGTGTATCAATTGTGAGTCCTGTTTTGGTAGTAAATGGCAAATGCTGTGGGCGGAGATGTCCAGTGACACCAGTAAAGGTACAATCAAATAGGGTACGGCACAAGACTTTCATTATGTGCATATTTAACGCCAAAAAGAAACCCTGGATTTTTTACGTCCAGGGTTGCGTTGAGACTAAACTGATTACAGGTTAGTAAAACTTGCAGTTGTGCTGACGTTGGCAGTTGGGATACCAATGTTCAAACCACCTGTGGCGTTGGCTGTTTGAGCAGCAACAACCAATTGAGCAGCGGTGTAAGCGCCTGTTGGGTAGATAGCCAAACTGATTGTACCAGCAGTTGCACCAGCTTGATAGATAGCAATAGTACCGCCTGTACCGCCGCCTGTCACGCCGCCGCCAGACTGGATGGCCTGGATCACACTGTTCAAGTAACCGTTGACGTTACCAGCATTGGTAAGTGCAGCGTTTGCTGTCAATGTGAAGAAGTCCAGTTTTGGACCAGCGACTTGAACTGGGCCTTGAGCAGCAACGTTGGCTGTTCCAGAGATTGAACCGTTGGCCACGTCCAGTGCAAATACTGGTTGTGTGGTTCCGTTTGTTTTTGTAAACTGTGCCATGATAAATTTCCTTTAAAGTTAAGTGGTCTCAGTGGACCTGCTTTTATTTATGTCTTTGGTAAAAATTATGCCTGTTGCGGATTGTTTTGTGCCGCATTTCTAGCTGTGAAGTCAAATCTATTTACCGCTTTGGCATAGCCTGCAGGAGTGGCCATGACCCAGCCTTCGTGTCCGGGGTCTTTCAAATCCAGCTGACGCAAGATATCTATTTTTAGATCGTGCAGTAACATGAACAGTGTGAATGCTGCTGACAGCGCACCTGCATTGCTGGCCGGACTGTTTAGATATTCCACAATGTTGTTGAATTTCTTGGGTGTGACCTTGGTCTGCAACCAGTCACCAAATCCGCCCAAGAGATTGTCAAAACTAGGGCTGGGTTGTTTGATTCTATAGTTGATATAGTCCACGCACAATTTTGCTAGGTCTGTGATCTGTTGTGCTCGCAATTCTGCAGGATTAAACAGTGTGGCAATGGCACGTCCATCCCCACTGTTGGCCACAGATTTGATTTGTTTGATCAAGTTGGCATCAGGCACAATTTCCTTGCCACCAATGGGCTCAATCAACAACAAACCAGGTACGTCATTGAAGCGCACACCACTGAGTGGTTGGCGTGCATCACCAGCATCTGCGTACATGGAGTGCATGGCAATGCCTGTGTCGCTGGCGCCAATGCGCTTGCCCAGTGTTGTTTTTGCAGGAATACGATACTGCACAGTATTGGGTTTGAACACATAGTTGCCAGCTTCTAGTGGCGGTGTACTCATGTACAACAAGTCACCTTTGACGTAGCCACGGAAGTTGCCGGCAGTGGCTGCTTCCAGCTTGGGCCACAGTGTGGCATACAGTTGAATCAGCTCATCCCTGGCACCTGAACGTGTGCGCTGTATGTCAGCCATCATGCGGGGACTGGTGGCCAAGCCGTCATAGCCTTTGGCTTCAAACCCCGACCCGTCTGTGAGCACAAACTCACCAGTTTCGGGCTTGCGGCCAAATATCACAGCAGGTTTTCCATCCCACTTTACAGTGGTGGTCTTGGCCGGAGACTCTGCGGCTGCCTGCACAATTTGCAAGGCCTTGGTCACTCCGGGCAAGCCATTGCGAAACACATAATCTTCCAGGTGTTCAATGCCTTTGGCTTTGCCGCCCACTCCAGCTTCTTCGGCTTCGTAGATACGATATGGATTGGCCGGTTCTGCTTCTACTAAAGGTTGCATGCCTTGGTTGACAATTCTGTCACGCAGTCGTGCCAGGAAGTAAGTGTCTGTATCTTCCGTCACAGCATCAGGTTGTTGTAGTCCTTCCTTGGTCAAATATTCACGGAAGTCTTTGACCTTGGCTTCCTTGTCTCGGTCCCGGGCCAAGGCAGCAAAAATACTTTCTACATTTTTGAGATCTTTTCTTGTGCGCCCACGGCCCAACAATGCTTGTGCCACACGGTCTGGATCCATGCCACCATCCACCAGTTGATTGGTAGTGCGACTGAACATGCCATTGGCACCCACCTTGAGTCCCAGTTGTTTGGCAATGCTTGACATCAGCACATTACGGTTCATGCCTTTGTAGGCAGAGTCTTCGCCACCTGAGTAGAAGAATGTGCCCCAGTCCAGGTTGGGAAAGAACATGAAGTCTGTTTGTACATAGCCCAGTTCAGGACGCCCTTGTATGGGTGTGCGCAAGTGTACTTCTCCGCCCTTTTTGATCCATTCTGCAGGTGGCAATTTGTGACTCACAATCCATGTCATGAGTTTTTGTGCCAATTGATCCTTGGAGATTTCACTAGTGTCTACTGCGAGATCTAGGTCACCGGATGTGGCGGCCTTGCCTGTTGAACCCAGCCAACGATCACGTGGAAATTCCAGGCCAGTTAACTGCTCAAGCCAGGCCACAGTGGCAGGCACATCGCTTTGATTGATACGACCTGTGAGTGGCTGGCCGTCGGCATCTTTGAACACATTGCCGCCTTCTAATAATGTACGTAGGCTTTTCATAGTGGTTTAATTTTTTTCAATAATGTAGCACTGGGATCAAAGTCTCGACTCCAGGTCAGAGATTCTGCAGTAACTTGGTCAGTAGCAGCTTTTGCAGTGCCCCGAAGTACTTGTTTGATAGCATCCTGAGTGCTGATGTTAGGTGGTAGTTGTTTGATTGCAGCACGAGCTTGAGCAGGGGTATATTGTAGTTTTATTAAGGACTGATACACATCATCAGTTGCAGTAGGTGGCGCTGGTGGTCTTAATTGAACCACATTTGACGGCTTTGCTTTGGGAATGGCATACGTTGGTGGAGTCACTGTGGGAGTTGCAGTCATTTGTGGTTTTACTCCCGGACCCACGCCAGTGCCATAATTTACAGGCTCTGGTTTTGGAGTTGCAGACATCTGAGCTCGAGCCATTGCGCCAGCAAATTTTTGTTTGGCAATTCGTGTTTGTTCCGGCGTTGGCGGCACTGGTGCCGTTACTGGTTGTGCTACTGGCTGTGCTGGGGTTCTTCCCAACTGATGTGTCATGGCATCAAATGCACCTGCACCTGATTGATCTGGTGTTGTGGCAGCAACTTTTTTGTTTTTCTTGTTTTTCTTGACTTTGCCCATGTTCTTTGCAAATTCTGGGTTGGCCGCTTTTTCTTTTTCAATGTAGTCAAATGCAGATTGTATTGCTTGCATGGCCTGATCTTTGGTGGCACCGTACTTGTTGGTCAACTGGGCAGTGACAGTGGTCTCGTCATAGTTGTGCGTGAGCATGTCTACTGCGGTATCAAAAAATCGTTCTATGTCCGCTGCTTGTTGGGTGATAGTTTTATCATCTTCTGGGGGCAATAAATCCTGACCAACTCGTTGTCCCAAGGCACGAACTGGTGCTTGCAAAATTCTATTGCCCACAGCTTTGGCAGTGGCTCCCCAATCAATTTCATTCATTGGTTGTGTAAGTTCAAAGATCTGCATCGGTTCTCCTGACACTCCGTGAAAATTTGCTGGTGTCTCTGTGACGTATTGCATTCAGCAGTTTGCGCTGAAGATTCTCTGCTTGTTCGGCAGAAAATTCAGCGTCGATTTGTTCCAGCAAACGAATGGCTGTTTCAATTAGATTGCTGGCGCGAGTTTCAATGATGGCCCTGCGATCACGCTCTATGTACAAACTGTCCAGTTCTTCTAATATGCTTTTGGTTTTCTTTTGCATTTGCTCAAGGGCCTTTGGATTATTTAGCGGAATCGCCGTTGCAATAAATATCTAATACAAGGAACCAGTATGACCAGTCAGATCAATCCCAACAACATAGACGGTAATTACCCCGTTGCAGGTGTCAGTAATAACACGCAGGGCATGCGTGACAATTTTACCAATATCAAACAGAATTTTCAATACTCAGAGGACGAAATAAACGATCTGCAATCAAAAGTTTTACTCAAAGCTGCACTCACAGGTACCACTCTAGATAACAACTTGGGCAACAACCTAGTGTACAATGCGCAAGTGCAAGGTATATCTGGTACTTTTGTACAAATTGCCAATACATCAGGATCGATCACACTGGATGCCAGTGCAGGACCGTTGCAAAGTATTGTAATGGCCGGCAACATAAGTTTGGGATTTATTGCCAATACTTGGCCCACTGCTGGGGCTGCTGGTAAGATTCGATTACAAGTCACTGGTACTTCGGGACAAACTATTACACTGCCATCGGCAGTATCAAATGGATTGACTGGAGTCCAAGGCATCAGTGGCAATGTCATTACTTTGGCAGCAACTGGTACATACCAATTTGATTTTTCAACCAGTGATGGTGGCACAAGCATCACTTTCTTTGATCTAAATCGCCCATTAAGTTATTATACCAATGAGGTAACCATTGCTGCTACAACTGCGGCTTCTAGTGCTACCACAGGCGCATTGACTGTGGCTGGTGGTGTGGGCATTGGCGGAAATTTGTATGTTACCGGAGATATTTTTGGTAACGTTACATTGACTGACATTTCTGTAGGCACTGTGACTGCCACAGGCAACGTGGTGGGCGGAAACATCAACACAGCAGGATTGGTTTCAGTCACAGGCAATGTGCAAGGTGGAAACCTACGCACCACTGGATTGATCTCAGCCACTGGCAACATCACTGGCGGTAACATTACTGGCGCAGCCAACGTCAATTCCACAACTCACACAGGAACTACAGTTAGTGTAACTGGTAATATCACAGGCGGTAACGTGTTGTCCAGTGCTGTAATATCTGCTGTGGGCGCGGCTACTATATTGTCGGGTACTGCTGTTCCTGCTGGCGGAACTGCTGGTGCTGGCTACAAGTTTTCTACCACTGCCAACCTTGGTGTGTTCTTTGGTTCAGGAGCCCCCACATTGAGTGCGGCACAAGGAAGTTTGTATCTGCGTACAGACGGTAGTACAACCAGCACTAGAATGTATGTCAACACCAATGGAACAACTGCCTGGACTGCTGTTACTACTGCGTCTTAACCAGTGTTTAACTTTGCTGTGATCAAGGCTGTGGCCGCTTAACCCCGATATTCAACAAGTTCAGGAAATGTTTCACGCCAGTTGGTACCACGGCGTGCATCGCAAGATTGTAAAAATCTTTTAATGTTGTGAATTTGTTGTTGCGCACTATCTAATGCAAATAATCCATAGGTCAGTTGTTTCCTATGCTCTATTGGATCAGTAAATCTAGACACATAAAAATTTTGTTGTAGCCAGGCATTTAAATTGTGTAAGTTTGCATGATTCAAAATTCCAACTGATGTATTGACTGCAAACATGCAATTATGCGGAGCATTATCAATGTACCATTGTAAATTAGTTTTTACATCTGACCATTTTGCTGGATATCGCTGGTATTCAAAGCGTTGATCAATGTCGTCAATGCTAAAATCCAATTGCACTAACTTGAACTGTTGCCATAAATCCAACAGTGTTTGATCAGGGATAATTGTTGCATTTGTATTGTAGTTAATATGCACTTGATCTTTGTTTGGTAATGCTTTTAAAATTTCCACATGCGTTTTACTCAGCAAAGGTTCCCCGCCGTTGAAATGCACGTATCTCAGTGTGCTTAAATCTAATTCTTTCCAGAATTGATTGATCACTGTTTTTTTATCTAAGTTTGGAAGATTTAATTCTTGCTTCCATACACTGCTGTTGCTAGGACCACATATCACACAAGCAAGATTACATAGATCCCCAGTCCAGTAATCCATGCGTATCATTTCCACAGTGTCATTGTTGAGATTGTTGTCTTGATACCAAATATTTGCACCTTGTCGGCGACTGGACATCCCTTGATCTTCGGCATTTTTACAATTAACACACGCTGTTGGAAATTGCCCATTTTTCCAAGCAGTGCGGACTGTTGTCAAATATTCATTGTTAAAAAAATTAACTGAACTTACTGGTTCGGCTGTTGAAATACAGCACGACGATATCGACAATTGATTTTGTTGATTAACAATGTTTATATTTTTAAAGGCGTCGATACAGGTATTCATTGCCCAGTTTTGATCTTGCCCAACAACTGCTTGAGTTTGGCGCTTTGCACATCACCTGACACTTTGGCTGTGTCTACACTGGATGCTGAACTTTCCCATGGTGGGGTGTCTTCACTTGTAGCAGTAGGGCTAACTTGACTGCGGGCTTTGATGGAATCCATGATTGATACGGATGGTTTCTTTGAATAAGTGTCGCCATCTTCTCCGCCTTCATCAGTAATGCGCATTGTTTCAATGTTGTACTCCAGATCAATTTTTTGACCAACGCCGGTCGAGCTTCGAGACTTCATACACTGTATCTGATACTTGCCACGCTCTTTCATGGCGCGACTTGTAAAGATACCAAACACATTGTCTGCTGTGTTGATCTTTGAAATACCGCCACTAATGTGGCTGTGATCAAATTCAATTTCTTCTACAGCCGATCGATTTAACTGTGACGCTGTTACCATCAAGAATCCCAGTTCTTTAGCCAAGTTACGCAGTTCTTCACTCACATACTTGTCTTTCACAAACAAGTCATTGGGCGATACTTTTGCACTCACAGGCATCAGCAAGTCCAAGTAGTCAATCATCACAAAGTCTACTTTTTTACCTGTTTGGATTTGATACTCTTTCAAGTATGCACGTATGTCGTTGATGTTGCTTTGTGCTGGCAGGCCTTTGACTTGATAGTTGCCTGACTTCTTGGCCACCAATTTAACTTTGAGTTCTGTGGTGTCAATGTCCTTGCGAATGTCCTTGGTGCTCATGTTGGTTAACATGGCATCTGTTCGCAAACTTGTGAGTTCTTCTGAAAGTTCCAGTGTGATGTACACACCGCTCAAGCCTTGTTGCAACCAATTCAGTGCAATGTTCATCATGACCAAGCTCTTGCCTGATCCTGATCCGCCGGCAAAGATATTGAGTTCACCTCTACTGAAGCCGCCATACAACAATCTATCCAGTTGTGGCCAGCCTGTTGATACTTGTCCGCCTGAGTTGAAATACTTTTCAATACGTGCCTTGGGATCACCAAAGTAGTCTGTGCCCATGTCCTTGGTCAGGGATATTTGTACTGCATCCTTGATTAACTTTTCTACAGGCTCAAAGTCGCCCTTTTCCAGCATGTCTGCGGCTTTTAAAATAGCACGTTCAAGTTCTTGACGTTTGGTAAACTGTTCAAACTCGCCCATGAACCAGTCAAAGTGACCTTCGTTTAGATCAGGCACTGCTTGTAGTCGGATACCTGTGGTGGCACTGATCTGTGTGCGATCTGGCAGAGTCTTGTGCTTGTCTGAATGTTCTTTGATAAACTCGGCCGCAGGTCTCAAACTCTTGTCAAAGTTCTGCGGGTTGTAAATGTTCTGCACACGCACATAGCTCTGTGCATCTTCCAACATCATTTCTAAAAATAATCGTTGAACGTCAAGTCCGTATTCTTTTAACAAGTGCTGTGTTCCTTAGTGGTGTTTTGACAGTATCAATAAAGTTTTTTATCAATAAACTTCATACATGCATTGGCAAACAATGTATGTACATTATCATTATCAACATGAAAAAATGGTCTTTGTTTATTACCGTGGTACCATAAATTTATTGCTAATTCATTTGTTTGATGTTCTACCAATAAGTTTTCTACATAATTACCGTTGATCAACGTTGTATAATCTTGTTTGTGTTCAAAACCACCTAGACTGTAGCAAAAAGGAATGTTGTTGATTTTCAAATACATTAAACAAAAAGAAATATAAAAATAGTTTTTAAGTTTTTCAAAATTGTCTGATGCAGCCAATAGTTGCCATTGATTTATCATGTCTAATTGCTTTTTGTCAATGTCATAGTTGTTTGTAGTATAGCGTTTTTTTTGATAATCTGCAATTTCTTCGATTGAAAAATCTTGAGGAAATACTGATGCATCCTTGTCTAGTTCATATCGTCCATGAGTAGTAAAACTTAAAATTACAAACTGCGGTTGTGTTTTGATTCCTTGCAATAGTTGCAACAAAATCATAGCATTGCTACATCCGCCATGCGCCAAGTTGCATATTTCAATATCTGCAGATTGCGCCAGCATCTTTTCGGACCAATGCAGTCCAACATAATCTGGATCAGTGATACAATAGCTGTCGCCGCAAATCAATACTTTCATATTGAAACTTTCTTAATTAATTGTTTTTTTCGTAATTCGATTTTAATTCTACTGGTCTCTCTTGATTGCATTATAGTTAGCAAGGCACCTAATCGGCCCAACTTTATCACAGCATCGTTGACATCTTTACAACCTTTGGGCCAGTCTGGTATGCTCACAGCCCAACCCAGTTCTAGTGCGCGATCAACAAGCTCAACGCCTGCCTGATCTTGATCTGGTACCACTGTTATCTGTTTGTCTAAACTGCGTATCAGTCTTGCTTGTGCATCACTGATAGTGTTGTGCATCACTGCCACGCCACCTATGCTGAGTGCATCAAAGATGCCTTCGGTTACTATCACATGTTGCCAATCAGACTGTTGCAAATCTGTACCAAATACATAACCCAGTTGACTGTCGCTGATAAACTTGGGTTGCCGGTCATCTAAAAATCTACAGGTGTATCCCACAATCTTGTTGTCATAGGTAAATGGTATTACCACATGCAATCTTGTCCAATGTACCCCGTCATTTTCTATCTGTACCATGACAGGGAAGTCAGCAGGCACATGTCTGCCACGCACATAGTCCCAATAAAATTCATGCTCGGGAGTCAACAGTTCAGCAAATGGTGGCAAATCTCGTTCTTCAAACGACACACCACTAAGTGTGTTCCACATTTGTTGCCGATCTTCTAGTATGCCATTGATGCTTCGATGCCGTAGACTTTCTAGGTTCAGCATCTCTATTTCCATCTCTGGAACATTCATCCATCCCAGGAGTCGTCGGGCTTTGTAACTTACGCTACGACCCAAGATAAAACTGGCTGTGTAACTGCAATTGAAACAGTGATAACTCCACCCTGCTTCACTGGCTTTGAGTCCGCCACGTCCTCTTCGATCCTGTGTTGATCCATTGTGCTGACAGCATACCGCATTGAAACTCAACCAACCTGAGGGCGTCTGTTTCTTTTTTGCAGGTAGATAAGCAAGGATATCAAACATCTGTACAGTGTAACAGATTTGTCACGCAAACGCAATGCTTAACGATAAAAAATATTGGTAACGTAGCCAGTTGTAATCAGCACAGTCACAGCCTGTGCTTCAGTGCCGCCAAAGTTCAAGGGCAGATATCCAGATCCACCATTGGTCACAGTGATTTGACCAATGCCGCTGGGACCTGTAAATGGCGCACCAATGGCAGTTGCTCCAGCACCATTGCCCAGAATCTGCACACAAGGTGCAGCCATGTATCCTGAGCCAGCATTGTTCACAGCAATACCTGTAACAACACCGTCTACTACTGTGGCAGTTGCCGATGCACCATAACCTTGGCTGTTGTTGATGCCCAGGCGCAACAAGGGATGGAAGCCTGGCACATTGATGTAAAAAGTCCCTGTTTCGTCAAAATATTCACGACTCTCGGTCACATCAACCCAAACAGCTTCGTAGTCTTGCGCGGCCTGTACTTTGAGTGTGCCAGTGTAGTGTACTAGATCATACTTGATTGTGGTCAAGCTGGCACCTGTAGTGTTGATGTAGCTTGAGTAATATTCAGTAAGATAATGGGTGCTCAATGGTTGTGGATTCAGTGCCCAGTCTGGCCAAGAACTTGGGCCTGCCTGTGGCCAGGAGTTTTTGCCGTTTATTGTGGGTATGGTCACTGGTTGACTGGCCACAAACTGCGGCAAAACGCTATCTACAATATCACAGTCTGCTCTAGCACCAGCGTTGTCATCTGTAAATGCTGCTTGTACATAGTTGCCTTGTGTGCGCTCAATGCTGTAACTGCCAGGTTGCGCTAGGATGTTGATGGTGTCTGCTGTATCCAAAACAACTTTGACTCGACCCAAACTGGCACTAAGTACAGTCATGTCTTTTTCAAGTAATAGTTCATCACCAGTTTGGTTTAGCAGTCTAAAGCGGAACGTGCTGCCTGTGACGTTTACAGGTTTTTGG